TCCCGCGTGTCGCTCTTTGCGGGTGCCCGCGAGACGGCTGTGATCTTTATGAAAGCCCATCCAAGCGTCCTCTCGCCAGTCCCCTACGCTTGAACACATGCGAGAAGGCGCTTGAATCGGCTTTCGATCAGGTCGCGGCTGCGCATCGTCTGCGCTCTGGCCGCTCGGTGCATCGCACTCTGCTTCGTTTCAGCTGATCCTGATCTAGCTCGTGGGGCGAGCTTGCGTCGTTTTCAGGTGGTCCCCAACCCAACCGCACTGGAAGATACCCTCCAGCCGTCCTGCGTACTTTTCATGCGCGACCTTTGCGACTACCGTTCTGAGCTGTACTGCGCGTCGCTAGACCCTTCTAGCCAACGGCGTAGCCGCTTCTCAGGCGGTCCCCGACGCGCTACGTGAGCGCACCGAGATTCGAAGAAAGAGCCGATAAACGGTTCGTTGTCTTCGTATACGTGAAGTATATACGATGAGTGTACGCGTTGCACATGGTTCGTTTATAGGGATAACCCTTAGTAGTGTACGGGAGGTACAAAAAAAGCCCCGAAGTGGGGCTTTGTGAGTTTGTCTTTAGGGGGGGGGGCTTGTTATGCCTTGCGGATGTTGCAGGTCGTCACGACGCGGCCTCGGACTGCGAATCCATGCTCGAGTTCTTCGGGGTCAAGCGTGTAGGCCTTGTACATCGGGTTGTCGCTGATGATGTGGAACTTTCGGCCGATACGTTGGACGCGCTTCACATAGAGGCTGTCATCAAGCGAGAAAGCGAACATCGAGTCCGTGTAGAAGCTTTCTACGCTTCTGTCGATGATGACGAAATCGCCGTCTTGCAGCGTTGGCTCCATGCTGTCGCCATTGATGATGATGAGGTTCAGGCAGTTTGGGTTTACATCTCCGCAGTTCCGCGTGATCCAGGAACGATTGACCTGCATGACCTCAACGACAGCCGCATTTGGATTGAGCGACTCATTGACGCCGCAGGACGCTCGCACATTCAGTAGCGGAATGCACACGGTGTTCTCGCAGACAATCGACTGGTGCATCGTAGAGTCTTCCGAACCAGTAATAAGCCACGATGGGGAGACTCGAAGCACTTGGCACATTCGCGCGACCTCTTCTACTCCGGGGCGGTTTCGTCCACTGAACCACGCAGACACCGCTTGCGGACTTACTTCGATCTGCCTTGCAAAGGCCGCCTGTGAGATGTCCCGCTCTTGCAAGATCAAACGGACTCGATCCATAAGTGAGGTGATTGACATAGGAAGCTCCTTTGTGTTTCGCACAGTGTACGCGACATTCACGTATCGTACATTGATTCTTGGAGATGCGCTATACTTCACGTATACAAACATCATGGAGAGTGTAATGGATACGTTTACGGTTGCCGTTGATCGAGCAGGGTCACTCGCGGAGCTGTGCCGTCGATTGAGCGACGTGCCGGGATTCCCGAAAGTGACGCCGCAAATTTTCTCCGGCTGGCGTCGACGCAACCAGATCCCCGACGGGCGCGTCTGGCAGGTGTCGTTCGCGACCGGTATTCCTCCTTGGGAAATCCGTCCCGACCTGTACGATCGGCCAGAAGACTATCTGGCCAAGGTCTCTAAGGCCGCAAGCAAATCTATCGAGTGAGGTCGTGATGAGCTACGCAGCGGAAAGGTGGGCGCGTAGTCAGAAAGTTGGCAATGCTTCGGCGAAGTTTGTGCTGATTGAACTGGCGAACGCGCTCAACCGCGAAAGCGGCAAGTGCTTCCCCAGTATCGATGCGCTTCAAAAGGCCACGGAACTGAACCGCAAAACAGTGATTGCCGCAACTAAGTTCCTTGAGGAGAGGGGTTTCATCACAAAGCAGCGTTCGTTCGCGAACGGGAAGCAGACCATTTACTACGGTTTCCCGTCGTTTAATTCTGCCGACTGGGACGCAAAGAAAAGTACCGAAAGCGGCACTTTGGAAAGTACCGAAAACGGAACTTTACTCGACGAAAGTACCAGAATCGGGACTTTGGAAAGTACCGAAATCGGCACTACCGAAAGTACCAAAACTGGAACTCACGGCAGTACCGAAAACGGGACTTTCGAGAGTACCGTTTTTGGGCCTGTAACAGGGAATAAGAACAGGGAAATAGAACAGGGAAGTAGAACAAGGAATAGCTTGCCCGCGCAAGCGCCGTGGGAAACCGACCATCTTACCAACGACGGTAAAAAGGTCGAGGAGCCGAAGGCGAAGCGCACGACAACAGACAGGGGATCGCGACTAACGATCACTGAACTACCAGACGACTGGAAGGCTTTCGCCGAACAGGAAGAACCTGACCTTGATCCTAAGCGTCTCTTTGAAAACTTCAAGGATTACTGGAACGGACTCTCTGGAGCTAAGGCAATCAAAAAGGACTGGAAGGGCACTTGGAGAAACTTCGTCCGCAGCTTCCATAACGCCGAAGACTGGAAACGTCGTCCGATGCTCAAACGTGCACCTACTCACTCACCTTCTCGACCCGGTCAGTTCGTCGAGAAAAAACAATCCGAGCGTGACTACTTTGACTGGTAAACAATGACTACTGACATCACCACGAAACTCAAAACGGCCTTTGCCGCCCCCGCTTCGAAGGAGGTTACGTTCGAATGCCAGATTCACGGCGTCCAGACGTACACCACATATCAGCGTCGCGACGGCTCTTGGGCTGATCCGTACTGTCCGGAATGCCGAAGGATCGAGAAGAAACGCGCCGAGCTGCTTGCAGAGATGCAGGCGGACGCGAAAGAGCGCTCGGTCGGTCTCACACGTGCGCTTCACTGCGAAAGGCCGCTGGACTACGACGTGCCTTGCTTCGCCAACTATCAACCTGAGACGCAGGAAGAAGAGCGCAACCTGTCCATCTGCCGCCGCTTTGCCGAGCGGTTCACGGAACGTGAGCTTGAGCGAGAGAGGGCGCATAACGCACAGGAACCGGATTGGCGCTCTAAAAACTCCATGGGTCTTCTGCTCTTCGGCAACTATGGCACGGGCAAGACGCACCTCGCCTACTCGATCCTGAAAGAGCTCGATCGTCAGGGGCTGCCTGGGTACTACATCACAATCCCCGACCTCTTCGACCGAATCTCCGACCGCGTCAATCGCATTGACGTTGCAGAAACTCTCGGAAAGCTTTGCATGGTGTCCTGTCTCGTACTGGACGAGATCGGTGTCCAGTCTGGCGACGCCGACGAGAAGAAGCGTCTCTACCAGATCATCGATGGACGCATCAAGAACGGTCGCCCGACCATTCTCGTCACGAACCTCGATCGCTCTGAGTTAGTAAACCTTTTGACCGAGCGCGTGGTTTCTCGCGTCATCCAGTCGTCTTACAAGCTTTTCTTTACTGGACGGTGCAGGCGTGAATCCGTCCGTCGCTCTGCTGAGGAGGTGTTCTGATGAGCGAATTCTTCAGCTGGCTATTCACTACCGATCACTTGCAGGACTTCTCGATCCTGATGCTCTGCTTCTGCATCGTCATGTCTGGCAGAGCAGTAGAACGTCACAACAATCAAATTTCCAAGCTGCAGAGAGAAGTGAGGGAGCTCACTCGCCGATGTAATGAGTTCGCTCATATTCGCAGCTCGCACGAAGAGCGGGGCGAAGGTAGGAGAACGGAATGACAACCTCGAGCGTACCGCTCTCTGCAATTGTCGGCTTCACCAAGAACCTCAGGGTCTTCGATTCGTTGGGGCGAAGCGAGATGGCGAGTTGCTTCTTGCCTGCCGAGAGGTCGGCTGTCGGCACGAACTCGCCGCCCTTCTTCACAAACGTGGGAAAGATCGCATCTTTGACTTCTATCGATCTGAGCACGACCGGCATCGTCGCCGCTTGGATCGTGACGGTCATGGCGAAAAAGCCGTCCCTCTGCAGCTGTTCACCACGTGAACCGCGACGGGTGCTGTTCGGAACGTCATCGATGCAAACGTCGATGGTAGGGCGTGAGGCTAGGAAGTTTGGATACATGAAAACGGCTGTGGCCGCCGTAGCGACCGCGGCAATGACAGAAAACGGATCAAACACGATTTCCTCCGTGGGTTGGTTGAACGTTTGTCTGGGGAGACAACCTCAATCTTCTCACGGGGGAGCCAGAGAGGTAACGAGAATGACAGGGTTTTGGACTTACATGTGCGTGCTCACGGTCGTTGTTGGCATAGTCGCAATCGCATGGATTTTTCGCGACTGGAGGGGCTAAGAGATGAACTTTGCGCAACTCTTCTTTTCGATCTTGGCCTTCGGCGTGCTCACGCTCGGAATCTTTTGGGCTTTTCAGGAGGCAGCTTATCGGGCACAGGTCTTGGGTGATTCGATTACGCCGCCATTTCTGCGAGGCATATCGGCAATGATTGCGGCCGTGTACGCGGCTTCCGCCGTTGTTTCATCGCTGTATTGGCTAAGGAGCGTGCTCGCATGACGGACGAAATCGAATGCCTTATAGGGATCGTCCTGCTTTTCGTCATGTACGTTGCATGGATTTTTGAGAGCGATGACCGGGACGAATGAGCAAAAGCATATTGACCAAAGGAGGACGTTATGAGGTGGAACATCAAGGGCTTCGACCAGTACGAAGTCGACGAGGCAGGGCAAGTCTGGGCCAAGCCGCAAAAGCGCCGATTCGGCAACAGCTGTCGCCTGATCCCCGAAAAGCCACTAAAGCTCGAAAAGGCGGGCACGTGGCAGATGCGGAAGGCGGGGCTGCCACAACGTCTACGCCCCGACGAAATTGAACAACTCAAAATCGCAAAAGGAGAAACCGATGCAACTCACTCGTAGCCCCCGCATGTCCGAAATCAAGGACGAGGACTTTGAGCCGATCGAGAAGGACGGGAAGCTCAATGCCCCCAAAATCGGCGAGCGATGCCTTTTCCTGCTCAGAGCCTGGCACGGGCGTCCGGTCAATGGCTTCAGGGTCTTCGGATATCGGGAGGACGATGCGCTCATCTACGTACCTCTCTACAAGCAAAGCCTGTCGCTCCTGAACGTCAAGGGATGGATTCGCGTTGGCGGTGAGCCGTTCTATAACGGGCGCTTCGGAGGTGCGAAATGACCAGCCTCTTCACACCTGACGAACTACCGCGCATGGCTAAAACGCTCAAGACGCTCGAGACGACCATCGACGCGATCGTCTGCGCAGATGAAAGCCAGCACGTGAGAAATCACGTCTGGGATCGTGCAGAAAACCGAAAGCACGTCAAGCAGGCTCTTCGCGCCGCAAAGCACCAGGCAGATTCCATGCTGCGACTGATGGAACGCACCGACCTCGAGAGACTCGCACATGAATAGAAAAGTCTTCGCGCTCGGGCGCATGAAGTCCGGCGCTATGAACAAGACGGAGGCGGCCTACGCACAGAAGCTTGAGCTTCACAAGCGGGCGGGTGAAGTCCTGTGGTACGCCTTCGAGGGTGTCACGCTCAAGTTGGCCGACGGCTGCCGATACACGCCAGACTTCGCTGTCATGCTTGCGGACGGCGTTATTGAGATGCACGAGGTCAAGGGCTACTGGACTGAAGATGCACGGGCAAAGATCAAGGTCGCAGCGAACAAGTTCCCGTTCCGTTTCGTCGCGGTCTACAAGCAAGCGAAAAAGGACGGTGGCGGTTGGAGGATTGAGGAGTTCTGATGATCACGAAAGAGCAAGAACAGCGACTTCGCAACTGGGCGCGAGCAAACCGCGAATGCCCAAGAGTCAAGAAGGGGGCGACGCTTGTCTTCTGTGAGTCGCTTCGCTACTGGTATGACCACGAGGCGGAAGAGGGAGATGACGAGCCGCCGACGCGACCGCCGCAGGCAGAGAGACGGGGCATCGACGTCGACGACGCTAACCTGATCGACCGAGCTTACAGAGATCGAGAAATGCGTAACATCAGCCGCGCAGTTCTGCGCATGTTCTACTGCGAGAAGCGCCACCCCAGGGACATCGAACGCGAGCTCTCGCTAGGGGAAAAGACGCTCAACATGCATAGGGAACGAGCCGTCAATCAGATCTTCCGAATTGTTGAATCTTTGGAGAAGGAGGCGTAAAATGACCAAATAAGGTCGTATGACAGCTGCAGTTGGCAGTCCGGTTTTCCGTGGGCTCCCGTATGGGAGCTTCGGCGTGCCCGAAAGAAACGAACCCGCAAGCGTATGCAAGCGTTTCAGAGCTGACGCTAGCTTGAGTTAAGATGTAATTGAGCCCGTGGTGAAGAACTGCGGGCTTTTTTCGTTTACAACACCGCGCACGCCTCTCAACGATGCGCAACCCGCGCGGTTTCCATTCGCTACATTAGGTCAGTTTGCTCTAAGGCTTGGGTGGGGAGAAATCCTCGCCCTCTCTAATGCCTTGGATTACCTATGAAGAAAGCTATTGTGGCGGCCATTGCGGTCGCCTTTTTCGTTTCTACAGCAGCTGAAGCACGAGGTGGTCGTGGGTTCAGCGGCGGTCGTTCGTTCTCCCGTCCTGCTCCCACGAAGAGCTATGCACCGAAGCGCACGACCGTCGTGAAGAAAAATACGACCGTCATCAACCAGACGGTTAACAGCTCCGCCACGTCAAGCGGCGGCGGGTTCTGGTCTAGCGTCATGGGTTCGGCTG